CCTGCGGGGTGCGTCACACCGTTGATTATAAGCGGCGACTTCAACTCAATCGGCAGGCGTAAATATTCGGGATACCCGTCCACCAGCTTGGCATAGTTTGTGTTTAACATTGTTTTCTCCTTTATAGGATTAGATTGTATGAACCGTCTGTGTTTGGTGTAGGGTCATAAGATGTTTTAGAAGGTATAGCAAAAGCGGGGACAACCCCAAACGTTTTCGACGGGGTGTAGCTATATCTGGTGAGAATGCCCTCGGGGAGAACGAACCACACGCTATCAGAAGAACCTGGCGAGGAAAGCCACCAGTAGTCTGCCGAACCGTTAAGGTTTTTAATCCTACTGGCGTTGCTCGTGTATAATTGAAGCGCCTTGCCCTCAACTACTCCGCTGTTATTGCCGAAGCCCGCCATGGTGTAAGTGAGGGCGAACATCTTACGAGTTATACTCCCGAAAAGATAAAGCTTGAACGATACGTCCATCATTTTGCCCCGGAGCTTTGGAGGCATGTTATTGTAGATAGTAGTTGTTATAAAGTTATCCAGTGTGCTATTAGAGTATGCCGCAGTCGAACCAAATTGCGAATTAGAATAGATGTTTTTTCTAACCAGCACCACTCCGCCGCTCACAAGATTATCCTTGTCCGCTATCTCATAGTTAGGCGTACCCGCTCCACCGTCCGTGCCTACATTTATCAACGTACCCAGCGGTAAATCCGATATGGGCGCACCGCCGCTCCCTGCCATCATCATTCTACGCCGTAAAGCAAACTGCAAGGGTATCATGCGCTCACAACCTCCTGCACCGCCCATACACCGTTGTATACGTCAAATTCGTAGGTCTTACTCGCCTCTATTGCGGGGGCCTCGCCCAAATAGTTCGCCCCGCTCACAAACGACACCGCAACCGAGGCCGCCGTGCTGAATGTGCCGTGCGCCCAGCCGGAGGCGGGCGGGGTAAACACGTATGTACCCACAGGAGAGGATACGTTATATATGGTGTTTGCCGTCAGCGCCGCGCCGCTGGCGGGCAGGGAGGAAGCCATAACAGGCGGGGTCTGGTAGTCCACGCCGCCTGCGGCCTGTGTCACTTTGCCGCCTACGCCCTTAAGCAGGCCGTTAATGTTGGTCGCGGTGTCGGCAGTTATCTCGTTAGGGCCAGCGGGGCCCTGTTCGCCCTGTGGGCCGGTGTCGCCCTTCGCGCCGTCTGTTCCCTTGGGGCCTTGTATACCCTGCGGGCCTTTGATGCTGACGCTTGCGGGGTTATCCAGTCCGCCGTTGTTGCTCCATGAGATAACGCCCTCAGCAGAGACGGCGGGGGTAAAATACGGCCCGGTGTCGCCCTTGGGGCCGTCCGCGCCCGTGGGCCCTTGGATACCCTGCGGGCCTTGCTCACCCGGATCGCCCTTCGCGCCGGGGTCGCCTGTCGCGCCTTTTTCGCCCTGCGGGATGCCGAACTCAAAATCAAATACCTTTGCGGTGTCCGCGCCGCTTGCCGTTACCTTTACGGTGGCGGCAGCTCCGGCGGTGAGGGTGTTTGCCGTGGCGGTAGGTGTGCCAAACCCTGCGGCTGTGCCGGGGTCGCCTTTTGCGCCGGGGTCGCCCTTGGCTCCGGGGTCGCCCTGTATACCCTGTTCGCCCTGTATACCCTGTTCGCCCTGTGGCCCCCGTATATTGATTGTGGCGGGGTTTTCCAGCCCACCGTCATTACTCCACGATAAATCGCCGTCAGCGGTCACAGAGGGCGTATAGTGCGCTCCTGCGGGGCCTCGTTCGCCCGTGGCTCCCGTATCCCCCTTGGGGCCCGTTCCTCCCTTGTCTCCGGGGTCGCCTTTAGGCCCTTGGATACCCTGTTCACCTTTGGGGCCAGTGGGGCCCGTTTCTCCTGCGGCTCCTGTGTCGCCTTTATCGCCTTTCTTGCCTTCGGGGCCTTGGGGGCCGACGGGGCCGGGAGTGCCGTCCTGCCACGCCGAGCCGCTTGCGGTTCGAGTGAGTACCTGCCCCGGCGTTCCGCCCGCCGGCAATCCCCCGCCGCCGGATCCGCCGCCGCTCTGCGCCGCCTCGTTTATGGCCGCTACAAGGGTATTCTTGTCCGCGGTGGTTAGCTCGTCCATGTCGCCGATTTTTGCAAGGAGTTGTTCGTATTGCGTCAGGGATATATCCGGCAGTTCGCCTTCCGTGGCCCCGAAGGGCAGCACGTCAAACTGCACCGGGCCAGCCGTTACGCGGCTGTCGCCCTTTATGCCGGAGAGCTTCAGCTCCCAGCGCCCCGCAGTAAGGTTCACGCCTTGCGCCGCGGTGATTTCGCCGTCCGTCAGCTCTGCGGTTATGGCTTTATTTCCGCAGACAAAATAGGCAGTGATAGCACGGCCTGCCCAGTCAGGATCAAACGTAAATTTAGCAGTCAGATAGTTTATGCTGTCCGCCACCACAAGCGGTGTACGCAGCATGAGCCTCTGCCCGCGTATAATGCCTGTAAGCATGGGTTCCCTCCTACAGTTTGTATTCTATGACATAAGTGCCGGATACCTTATTCACCTTTACCCGGTCGCCCGCCGTCAGCGAGAGCGCGGCGTTATATTTATAGCGTTTCTGCGTAGCGGTAGTTTCACCGTCAAATTTTAATGTGGCTTTGCCGCCGGACACTGCCACCACAGAGGCAAATTTCGCCGCTGATGGCCTGCGCTTTTGCAAAAAAAGTGCTTCTTGCTCCTGATATATCACACAAACACCACCTTTTTTGCCTGATGCTCCATGAGGGCGCCAGGGCGTATCTCTATTTTCCAGTCGGTTTCCTCGTATACGCCCACCAGTTCCCCGTTATACAGCGCGATAACGTCTCCCACGCCGTGGGCAGGGTTTATGGCCGTGTAAAATTTGATTTTTTGTGTGGCAAACATGGATTTTATGGCGAGATTATCGGCATACTGTTGCAGTGCCGCTTGGCTCGCTATGTTGTCCAGTTCAACTGGCGTCGCCAATATGCGCCGCCCCCTGCGTACCGTGGACAAAGCGGAGATCATGCTGTCATTTATGCCCGTTGCGGTCATGGGGTTGTCATAGTCAGGGTTAGATACGTTGACGATGAAAACGTTGGGGGCCTCATATATGTCCATTTCCTCTGTGTATTCCGGGGCGATAATACTATATTCGTCGTCCCGATACTCCCGGTCTATGTTGGAGCTGGACGGAGCCTCGTACCTTTCAAGGCGGGCTACCCCATCAAAATCAAACCAAACATCCGAAAAGTTTATTTCGGACAGCAGTGCATTGATGATGGTGAGATATTCCGTTCCTATTTCCCAATCCTCACGGTCTGTGGCAAGAGTGTCCTCGCAATCGTCCATCCGTATGCGCGGTATTCCGGCGTCCCGGATAAGGCCCTGTATCGCGGTCATGTATGGCGTCCCCGCCGCAATATAATACCGGGTCTCGGTTTTGGTCTGTTTGAGCCTCAGTGCCCGATCGTATGCCTCTATGGTGTCCTCGTCCTTGCCGTATTTAGTGTGTTTGGTGGTCAGCGTGCCCACCATGTATATGCCGAGAGGATACTCTATGCCGTCCTTGATGTAATACGGCCTTATTTCATCGTTTAGATAATCCACATTGTCGTTATGCTCGAACACGCCGTACATGGAGGTCTTTATTTCTCCGTCGGCAGCCATGGTGACGGTGGGATAGTCATCTCCCACCGCCGTCAGATTGTGCTCTGTAACAGCCCCGTTGCGTATCACCTCAAAGCGGCTGGCTACTACGCTCATCGTATCAATCATGCTCGATCCTCTCATTGTTGTCCGTCTGCTGTATGCTGCACGAAAACGCCCTGAAAAACTGGTCTACGCTCAGCTCGAAGCCCATCAGCGGGCCGGTGCACAGGCAGCCGTGCTGATCTCTGTATATCACGGTCTTGCCCAGCAGTCCCTCAAAAGCCGCTGCCTGTGCCGCATCGTTAAAGGCAGCGTTAAAACTGTATATTTTGGTTATTTGCTGCGAGGTCTCAGCCACGGGATACCGCCGCCCGGCGTAAAACTGATACGCTACATCCTGATACGCCGACACGCCCAGCGGGCTATTCTGCGCGGTGGAATATTCCAGCCGCAACCATTGCATTTCGCCCAGCGCCGCTATCTCCGGCGCGTCTACCGAAAGTGTGACCGTGACCTCATTGGACATGGAGTAACTGTCTCCAGCAACGCCGCGCACTTTATATTTGTGCGTCCCTATGGCCATTTGGTCGGAGTATGTGTGTGCCGTGGTTTTTGCTATTGGTATGTCATCGCGGTAGATATAGTAAGTTTTGTGATCCGTTTCCGTCCACGCAAGGGTCGCTTTTTCGCCGCCCGCGGCAAAAAGTGTTATTGGCGCGCCAGGGGTGTTGGCAACGGTAAATTCAGCCGTTCCCCAATCGCTCCAAAGGCCGTATTCGTTCTGTATCCGCACTGCGGCTATGTACGCGCCATCAGCCAGATATTCTTTAACCTTATACCGCCCGTCAGTGCTGTAAGCGGTGTGCAATACTGCATTGTCGATCTTTATTTGATAGGCAAGCTGTCCCTCACCGGTCCATGTTATTTCCGGCCGCGGGCTTGAGGTAGCATATACCGTTGGAGTCGGTGGTTTGCCCTGAGCCGTAAATGACGCTTCTTCGCTCCATGCGCTAACTTGATTGTTTGCGTTCGTGCAGCGCACGCGCCATTTTACGATGCCTGCGGCAAAAGTGTTTGGAGGTATATTTACATTAGTGTTTGCCGATTCTGCGGAGGCCAACGCAGCCCAGTCAGTGTGAGATGTGTCCTTATATTGCAGTTCGTATTTTTTCTGTGCTAACCCCTCACGGCTTGCGTATGTCCACTCAAAATTTATCGTGTCCCAGCTTCCGGCGTATGTGTTTTTCGGTTTTGTCGTTGTTACGGTTATTTCGTCGTTCGGGAGCAAACCCTTTATGAAGTAGGCGCCGTATTGGTTTTGGTCGTCTTCCAGTTGTGTTGATTGGGGGATTACAAAAGCGGGGACAACCCCCATCGTGCTCGACGGGCCGAAGTATTTGTTGTAGGCGGTGCCATCATGGTAGATGTACCATGCGTATTCGGAGGAGTACTGTGAAGAAAGCCACCAGGTGGTCGATGCGCCCCCCTCTTTCTTTATGCGCCTGTCGTTGCTGGTGTAATATTGGAGAGCTTTGCCCTCCGCAACTCCGTTGTTATTGCCGAAGCCAGCCATGGTGTAGGTCAGGGCGAACATTTTGCGAGTTATGCTATTGCTGCCTTTGAGAGCAAAGGTAACATTCATCATTTTTTCGCGCAGCGTTTGTGGGAAACTGTTGAATATCGTATTTTTTATAAGGTTATCCAGTGTTCCGTCCGGGTATAGGGTCGAGCTTCCAAACTTCGATTTTTCGTACACTCTTTTGTATACCAGCACCGTGCCGCCGGATACGAGGTTATTTTTATCAGCCACTTCGCATAGCCTGTTTTCTTCGGTCCCCACCGGGATAAGCACAGTTGCCCCGAGCGGCAAATCTGCCAATGTCGCCATATATTATCCTCCGTATCCCATCCGCACGCTGCGGCGGTAGTTGTTCGCCATGTCTACCAGCTTTTGTATATCGCTTATCTGCGACATATTGACGCTGATATTAAAGGTGTCGCCGCCCACGCTGCGGCTCTCTTGATTATTCAACACTCTGCTCCCCTTCGGTAAGTCTATCAGTTCCGGCCCGTTTTCTCCCACCCAAGTCAGGCCGCCGCGCCAGTTGTCGGTGCCGGCGGCGTTATGCGCCACGCTGCCCATCCAACGCCCGAAGCTGCTGTCTGTGCCGTTAAAGACGTTGGCTATGCTCTGTATATTCGAGGTGTCAAATCTCTTCTGCCCGAAGGAGAAAAGATAATCCAGCGTGTCTGTAAGCGCTCCCACAGCGTTTACGACCACCTTCACCGCGTCCGCGAACAGGGCCAGTACGCCGCCAATCGCCTGGAATACCGGCTTTAGCAGGTTGAGTATATCCAGCACCGGCTCTAACGCCTGTAACAGGTTGCCCGCCAGTTCGATGATTGTGCCGAAAAGGTCAACCAACCCCGTATCCGCCGCAAACTCCGCAAATTGCATCGCAAGGTCGCCCACGATCTGTATTACCTGTTCGAGGGCCGGTGCAAAAGCAGCCGCAACTTTGCTTTTCGCGGCTTCCATTTTTGCCTCGAACATTCCGAGCGAATCGCTGAGAGAGGCCAGCTTTTGTATGTCCTCGTCCTTCACGATGGGCGCTGCCGAGGCTATCTGTTCTATTGCCCTGCCGTATTTTTCAAGCATGGGGATAACGGCTTCTTCGCCGGTCGTTCCCAGCAGTTTTGAGGCTATTGCATTTCTATCGGTTACGTCGGACATCTGTGCCAGAGCGCTGTATACCTCTGTAAAAAGCTGTGCCTGTGATTTCATTGTGCCGTCGGTGTTTGTCACCGATACGCCGAGGCGGTCGAACATTTCCGCCGCTTCGCCGGAGCCGCTGGCGGCGTCCTGTGCTTTCTCGGCAAGGGCGGAAAGGTCTCCCTTAGCCTGATCCATCGAGTAACCCACGGACTGCATGACATAATCGAGCTGCTGATATGATTCGGTGGACATGCCAAGCTGAGATGAACCGCTCTCGATTTCTTTGGCCCATTCTGCCTGCTGCACCGTCAAGTCGATAAGCGCTTTTTCTACCACCACTATCGCGGCGGCTACCGCCGCAAACGTGCCTATCAGCGCCATGGATTGACCGTCTATCTTCACCATCCCGTCGAGGGTTCCCTTGATGTTGTCCGGCAGGCTTATTCCAAATTTGCTGCCCAGTTCGTCGAGCGCATCGCCCAGCCCCTTGCTGTTGTCCCCCGCATTATCAGCCCCATCGCCGTACTCTTTCAAGGCTTCCGTGTTGTTTTTCAGCTCTTTTTCGGCTTTTATGAGCGCCGTTTCGGTGTCGTTCACGGCCTTTTTCATGCGCATCGTGCGTTCGTCGGCCTCGCCATAGGCCGCGCCCACCTTCTTTAGCCACTCTTCCTGCAATTCCAGTTTGTCTTTCAGGTTCAACACGCTTTCGTCGAGGTTTTTGTTTTTTGCGTTCAACGCCTCGGCGGAATCGGCATTATCCTCAAACTGCGCCGCCAGCTTTTTTGATTCCGATTGCAGCACTTTCATGCCGTTATCTATGCTTTTCAGCGCTTCTTTATATTCTTTTTCTCCTTCGGCTGTAAATTTCGTTCTTATGGTCGGCATTTACGCACCTCCTAAAAATGCGGACAGGCTTTTAGTTTTTTCCTGCGTTATGCCCTGCATTTTTGCATATTCTTTGATTATTCTTGCTATCCTGTACGGCGTGGCCGTTTTCCAGAATTCCCTTTCACTCAGTCCGAATCGTATCACCCATACCGTAAGATACCACGCGAAATTTATGGGTTCGTCTTCCGCGTGGTTTGCGCGTTTTTTGGTTCCGCTTCTTCGTCGCCGCGAAGCGCCGCCGCAGTCAGTTCCATCACAAGTGACGTTACGCCCGAAAGCTGTGAGGGCGGTATGAGCCGCCCCACTTGCTTCACGGTATAAGACTTGTCGGAGCCCTCGCTGTCAAGATAGTCATTTATCATGGCAGTCAAAAAGCACAAGATTGTCTTTGTCGTAGCGCTCCTGAGCGCTTTTGATATATTGCCGTCAAACATTTCCTGCACGTCCGCCAGCACATTCATGTTGCAGCAGAGGGTCATTTCCTGTCCGTCAAAGGTGTATTTTGCGGTTTTCAGTCTTATATCCATGCCGTTCTCCTTTATGACGCGCCGAAGCACTTGTTTATCCACGCTACCGCATCGCTTTCGCTTGCCAGTATTGCAATCTCCATGATATTCTTGTCCTCGCTGTCATCTGCTAAAAACTCGCCCGTGGTCGTGGGAGTCTGGAAGGTGATGCTGTCGCCTTTTGTGGCGTATACATAGCCGGGTGCGCCAAAAAGCACCTTGTACACAAAGACGGCGGTATATTTGTCCGTGCCGTCAATAGCGTCCGGGGCGTAAAAGCCCATGCCGACATACTTCGCAATGTCCTTCGCAGTGGCTTTAAGGCTCTTTTGTGAGGTATTTGTTCCTACGTTGCGCGTATTTTCGCTCATGCCAAAAAGCAGTTTCTGTGCCGCGTCGGTGATGTATTTCACGCCAACGCTGGCGGTGCCGCCAGTTATGAGCTTCTTGTACTCCGCAAGGCGGCTCTCGGCGTACAGTCTGCCCTCGGCAGCGGTCAGGTTCAGCTCCACGCTCATGGCATCGCCCATACTTATGGGCGATTCATAAGTGATAGTGCCCTCGGTGTTTATATATTTGCCGATTTTTATTCCTCTGAGATCAAAAGTAGGCATTTAATCCAATCCTTTCTGCTTAAAAAATAGGTTTACCTTCTGGTCTAAAATTTCCTCAAACTTTTTTACTGCGCGTTCTTCGGCTATCGTCCAGAAACGGGAGCCGGGGTTATTAGAGCGCCCATAGTTACGGCTGAAGGCTACTTGCCCATTGGACGCGCCGCTGTCGTTTTTTCCTGTGGGCTTTACCATAACATAGCGGGAGCCGTCCTTATCCTTGCCTTTTGATTTTTTGATAGAGCGTAGCAGAGAGCCGGTACGATATTCGCCATACTGATATATGGCCCGTTCGATTTCCTGTTTTGCATAGTCTGCGCCATCGTTCATCAGTTCGTCGTTTAGTTCGTCTATGCCGTCCCTTACGCCTTTTAGGGCCGCCTCCACCTCATCAAATCCGGAAAACTCAACGTTAGCCATATATCCCTCCTACGCCCACCGCGGTCATGGCAATGTGATACAGTCCCGTGTCTGTTTCGTATATTTCCGCTTCCACGGCGCAGTTCCAGCCCGCCGCCGCAAATCTGGTCTTTATGTCCTCTATGGCAATTTCGAATGGCGGCGTGTCAGTGTAGTAGTCCACGGCATACATGACGCCGGTTTCTTTTTCCGTTCCCTCGGCGTACAGCGTCCCGATCTGTCCCATGCATTGGTATGTGACATAGCTGCGTTCGTTGCCCATATAGGGCGGGTGGCAGACGGTGTATTTGTCCTTGAGTATCTCCGCTATGGTCATGCCGTCACCACCCTTTGTGCCTTAATCTCCAAAAATTCCCGGCGGTCGCCTATGTTGTCTATGCTGATGATCTCGTAAGGCTCCGGATCCCGTTCATGCCATATGCGGCATTTTACGGTTACGAGGGGCGAGTAGCGCATGGTTATGGTCACGGGCTGCCGCAAGTGCAGTTCCTCTGCCTGATACACCTCCGCACCGTGGACATTCACCCACTTGCACCATACCGGGCCGGGAAAAATGTCAGCAAAAACTTCTTCGCTGAATCCCGCCTTTATGCCGTATTCCGGCGCTTTTATGGTGATTTTCGTGCGCATTTCTCCTGCATAAGCTCTCATCAAAACCACCATCCCTTATATTGGTTGAGCATCGCCCGAACCGCTATGTCTATCTCGGTCGTAGAACCCTGTATCACAGCCTCCCGGTTGGTGTACCAATGGCCTATGAGCAGGAGCATGGCCTGTCGCACAAGGTAGGGTGTCTCCTCGTATCCTGCGGTGTAGGTTATGACCGCGCCGGGCTTATTTACCGCAACAGCGCCTCTGCGTATATCAGCGGTATACTCTGCCGCCTCGCCGTTTACCGTAACGCTGTCCACGCTCATCACAGGGCCGCGTGGGAGTGTCACAGTGCCGCTCACCTCCGGGTAAGCGGTTATGGACTGCTCCGCAAATGACTTCCCGCAATAGTTTTCGCAATACTCGCGGGCCGCGCTTATGAGAGGAGCTATTATATCCTTGTCCTCGCTGGTATCGCCGGGGTTATTCCGCAGATGCAGTTTTACCTCTTCGAGGCTTAGCGGTTCCACTGCTGGGGGTTGTCTTGTTATTACCATTGTCGGCCTCCATGGCTATGGCGTAACAGCCCCTGATGAGCTGCCGCGCCGTTGCCTCGTCTATGTCAATGATGGAGCCGGGCGGGGTTACTCCCTCCGGCCCGGCTGCCAAGGTCAACATTTTGATTTTCATCAGCTCGCCTTCATCTTCAGGCGGCTGAACGCCTCGCCTACTACGGGTGCGCCGTCGCCATAGTACTCGACAACGTAGCCTATCTCGTTGTTGACGGCGTACAGCTCGTTAAGCACCTGTATGTAGAGGCCGTCGCTGTCGCATACCCAATAGCCGGTTTTAAAGTCGCCGTATACTGCCACGTACTTGCCCGCGGCTACGGCGTTAGGCGCGTACTCGGACATATACACGGGAGCGCCCAGCAGCATATCAGGCTGTCCTGCCTGCACGGAGGGCTGCCATATATACTGGCCGTCGCTGTCCTTGAGCTTTGCGATCATCTTGCAGAGGTCGCGGTGCATTACCCAGGAGGCCCCGCGCATATACTGGCCCTTCACGCCGTATTTGCACTCTATCAGGTCGTCGGTGGCCACGGCGGTCGCGGAAGCGGCGGTAACGTCGCGCCCGGTGGCTATGCCGCTGTCAGAGGCGGTAAAGATGCCCAAAGGCTGGTTAGTGCCCGTTCCGCTCATAAAGGCGTTTTCCTGCGCCGCCTCGATCTTGTACAATATGCGGTCAAGCACGGTCTGATCAGGGCTGGGCGCGTGGCGCATGAGGGTCTTGGATATCTTAATCAGTTTGGCAAGGCGCTGGGGCTTAAATTCGCGGCGGCCGAAGGCGATGGTCGCCTCTTCGGGGGCTGCCGCCACCTCGGTTGTCCATGCCACATCAGACGCATCGGTAGTCAGGCTGGGATACCCAAGGCTCTGCGCCTGGCCTATGGGGCCTACGACGTTGCATATCTGGCGCATAAACATATCATTTTTGAGCCCGGCTATAAGCTGGTTTACAAATTCCACGGGCGCGGTCAGATAACCGGCGGTAGCGTTTGTGCCAAGGGTCATGGTGGTGTTTTTGTATCTGGTTATGGACTCGGGATCGCCCTGCAGTGCACGGGCAAATACTTTAATGTGCTCGTCCTTCTTGTCGCCCAGCTTGTCGATCACTTCACCGGCGGCGCGTTCCCGCTCGAGTTGCTTCTGCTCGCGGATTATGTTGGCGTTGAGCGCGTCAAACTCCTTTTCGAGCCGGTTATAGGTCTCGGTGGATTCCGCGTCCATCACGCCGTCTTCAAATTTGTTCATTATTTCGCGCATCTGGGTTGCGGCATTTGCGCGATCCTGCATCATTTCGTAGAGTTTCTTCATCGGTTACTTATACCTCCAAAATTTTTAGTTTAGTCGCTCTGAATCTCTTGCGCTGCTCCTGCAGTGCGGTGTTTATATCTGCTGCGGGCTGGATTGCTCCCCCGTTGTCAGGCTCCCTGTTTTCCAGCGGTTCCTTCGGCGCGTGCTTGTACAGCGCAAACCACTTTTCGGTATCCGCGCAAGCCGCGACCTTTTTGTTTTCGATGAGTTCGTTTACAAAGCCCATATTAAGCGCTTCGGTGCCGCTCATCCACGTTTCTGCTGTCATAAGGGCGGATATCTCGTCCTTCTCCTTGCCGGTGCGGGCGGCGTATATGCCCGCTATCTGGTCGTTGATACGGTCGAGCTCGTCGGCGGTCCTGCGTAAGTCCTCCGCCCCGCCGCCGGCGTATGTCCATGCATTATGTATCATCAACGTGGCGTTTTCGGGCATTTTGATGGTATCGCCCGCCATGGCAACCACTGATGCGGCGGAGGCGGCGAGGCCGTCTATATGCACGTTTTTTGCCGCCGGGTGGCGGTTGAGGATGTTGTACAGGCTAAATCCCGCAAAGATGTCCCCGCCGGGGCTGTTGATATACACATCAAGGGTGGATATATCCCCCAGCGCCGCCAATTCTTTTTGAAATTGCGCAGGGGTTATTTCGTCGCCCCACCATGACGTATCGCTGATCTCTCCGTACAAAAAAAGCTCACCGGCGTTGCCGAGAGCTTTAAACTCCCAAAATTTATTCATTTTTCAGGGGCGCTCCTTTCGCTTGCGCGCTTTTAGGCGCGTTGAGTTTTGCGTTTTCCAGCGGCAGCATGTTGCCGTTGATAAAGTATATCCTTCCCAGCCCATCGGGTACGGGGTTCATATCCTCGAGCTCCCGTATGTCGTCCGCGTTCATCACGCCATTCTGCCGCATTGTGTTGTAATAGCTCGTTCGGGTGGCGGTATCGCCGCGCAGCAGACTGTTTGTATTAAACTTAAAATAATACTTCGTCTGCTCCGCTTCGTTCAGAAGGTCGCGGAAAAGCGCCTGCTCTATACGCACGGATAGGGGATTTATACAGTCACGTACAAACTCGGCGCTCTGCTGCTCGATGTTTGAAAAAGTGGCTTTTTCCAGATCCATGCACATGTGCGGGGGTACGCCGAAAATGCGGCATATCTCGGTTACAGCCCATTTGCGGCTATCAAGGAGCTGTGTCTTTGACATGTCCCTGTCCCACGGCTGCGCCGTGGAGCCGTTTTCCAGAAACATCCATTTCCCGGCGTTTTCTACGCCGCCGTAGTTGCTCTGGAAGTCCTTTTTGAAGCGCTCGTATGCCGTATCGGAGAGTTGCCCCGGATAGGTTATATAGCCGCCGGGGGAAGTACCGGAAAAGCCCCTTTGCGCGTATTGTGTCATGCTGTTATTCAGTCCCAGCACGCTTGCGGCTATGGTCATCGGGTCTTCCGGCGTGCGGTCGCCAAATCTAAAACCGGGGATAAAGACAAAATCACCCTCCCGGAGCGTTTCTGTTATGCCGTCATAGGTGACGTATATATACTGTTCCCCGTTTTCCCGGTTGGTGTACACTTCCGAGCAGCAGGAGGTGGGCAGATTTTTGAGGTGTCGCACAAAGCCGTATCTGTCCCGCACTATGCGGAGATAACCGCCGCGAGTGAGCAGCATGTTTGCCACAAGCATCTGCATAAGCTCATACGCCGTGGTGGTGCGGTTGGGCAGCACATACAACAGCTTATACAGGGGATGATCCCGTGCCTTTTGCTTGCCCTCCCCGGTATTTTTGTACATGTGCAGGGGCAACGCCGCCATGGTCTTGCTTATCAGGTCAACACACCTGAATACCGCCGCGACCTGCAGCGCCCCCTCTGCGCTTGTGGCATAACCCTGCCCTGCAAGGTACATCTGCCATGCGCTATCATCTGATACAGAGGGCAGTGTTTTAACGTCCGCTGCCCGTATTTCGTAGGTTTTGCCAAAGAGTTTAATTTTCTTCACTTTTTACCTCACACTATTCTCAGGCCGCGGTGCTCGTATATGCTGCGCTTGGGTTCCAGTTTTACCGCCGCCGCCATCGCGTCTATCAGGGCGCACATCGGGTCTATCCGCTCTATGCTCCGGTTTTTCATGGGTTTTATGTTCTCGTTGCCGTCCTGGGCTACTACTACATTGCCAAACGCCCAGCGCCCGCAAGGGTTCCTCTCGTGGGTCATTTCGCCCTCGCGTAGGAGCCGCTCAATTTCCTTCATTGCTGGGGACATGCCGCTCATGGTCTGTGGTATGGTGATTATCTTCTGCGCCGCAACCTCCTGCTGCATGAGGGGGCGCAGTGAATCTATGCGCCACTCGTCCGCCGCAATATATTTGATGTCATAGTCCAGCATGAGCTTGTCCAGATAGTTGGCAATATAGGCGTAGTCCACACAGTTGCCGGGGGTCGCGTGCATATGCCCCGCCTGCACCCATTTGCCAAAAGGCACGTGGTCCCGGTGCTCCCGTTCCCGCATGTTTTCCTCCGGGATCCACGCATCCACAAAAAAGCGCCACTCCGTTTCCTCCGGCAGCGGTGGGAAAAGGGCCGCCACGGCGGTCAGGTCGGTGGTGCTGGACAGGTCTATGCCTACATAACAGGGCCGCCCCAGCATATCGGATTTATGCCAGCCCCCTTCGGTATCATCCCATAGGGTGATGGGCAGCCAGCCGGTGCGTTTAAGCGAGATCCATTGATTGAGCCGGAGCCACCGGAAGAGCTTCTCTGCCGCCGGGCTGTTTCGGGCCTTTATCGCCTCGCTGCGCACATTCTCAATTTTGATGGATACGCCCAGCGAGGGATTGGCTAAGTACCAATTTGCTTCATCGTATATGTCCGCGTCCTCAGGGACGGTATAGATTTTGGCGTAAAACGCCGGGTCTGTCAGTTCGCCGCTCAGCACCTTTGTTGCTATTTCGTGCTGTTCCCATCCCACACTTTTGCGGTCGGGGTCGTCGCCCGCGGTGGTGATGCACCATATGATCTGCTCATTCCGTGCAGCACCCGTACCAAATGTCAGCACGTCCCACAAGTCCCGCTTGGGGTGGGCGTGTAGTTCATCTATGATGACCACGGAGGGGTTAAGGCCGTGTTTGGTCGCCGCCTCTGCCGACAGCACTTTAAAGCGGCTGTGTGTGCGGAGATTCAGCATTTCCTTCGTGCTGTCTTTGATTTTGATTATCTTGGACAATACTTCGCTTTGCTCCACCATGCTCTTTGCGGCGTTAAAAGCTATTGATGCCTGGTTCCTGTCTGCGGCGCCGCAGTATATCTCGCCGCCCGGTGCGTCCATGACCAGGTGATACAGGCTCAGCGCGGCGATAAGTTCGGTCTTGCCGTTTTTCTTGGCGATCTCCAAATATGCCATGTGGTACTGCCGCACGCCCTCGGCGGTCACGGTGCCGTATACGGAGTTTATGACCTCTATCTGCCATGGTAAAAGCACAAAGGGTTTGCCGTAAAAATCGCCGGTATGTTTAAGGGCCTGTACAAACTCGATAACTTCGAGGGCCTTGTTCGAGTTAACCACCGTACTTGCTCAGATATGCGGCCATGGGGTCGCTCTCTGCGGCTTTTTTCGCTGCTGCTACACCCATGCGAGCACGGCCCACCGGCGACAGGCACAGCTGCTCGGCGTATTTTATGATATTCTGCCCCTCCCGGCGCATGATGGTGATATACGGGTTTTCCGTTGGCTTGCCGTCCGCCGCCCGGTATATAAGCGGGCCGTTTTGGTATTCCGCCTCGGCTTTTTGGTATATCGCCACACTCTCGCAGTAGGCAGCGAGGGCGGATATGTCCAGATCGTTAATTATCGGGGTGTCGAGCTGGCGGTAGAGCTTTACTACCCTTTTCCATTCCTTCTTCGCCTCCGGGGACAGGTTTTTGGGTGGTTTTAATTTGTCGGAGCAGCCGGTAGGTTCGCCATTCTCCCGGTTTTCCATTGTGTCTTTGGTATGCCGGTTTTTGCCGTTATCGACGAGCTTTAACGGCCTCGGCTTTCTTCCTGTCGGCATAGGCTCCTCCTTTCTCAGATTCTGTATTTGCCTATGATTTTTTTGTGTCCTTTGACGCTGTTGCAATGTATGCAGGCGGGCTGGTGATTGGCGGTATCCCAAAAGCGCGGGTCGCCCGGACCGTCAGGCGGGTCTATGTGATCCACGCACCGCGCCACCACAGTGCAGCCATCATCCAGCCGCAGGGCGCAGAGTTGATGTTCCGGGGCCGACAAATACCAGCGGGAGTATTTGCTCCATCGGGTATCATATCCGCGCTGCCGGGAGCTGCCCCGCCGCTCGTCCTGGGCGTGTATCTGCTCCTGCTGCCGCAGTTCGCCCGCCGTCCGGTGCTCAACGCAGTATCGTTCGGCGGTCAGCGCATTACATCCAGGGTACTGGCAAAAATGTAGGGCTCGGCTTGCCATATTGCCGCTCATCTTCCTCAAAATGCTCAAGGGCCGCTCTTCGCAGCCCTTTTGATGGTATTATTATAGCACATAAAGAGTGTGGGAAAGTGTTGAGTTTTATTTATCTCGTTTCGCAATAGGTTTTGGTTTTATGATGCGCGGTGCGGTTCGCGCACAAAAGGTTTTTGCCTTATTATTTTAGTTTGTTTATCTTTTTGGTTGACTTTTTAATCTGACAGGTATATAATATAGATATAACAAGAGAGGAGATAAAAAACAATGAAGTACGACATAACCTTTTCCTGCGGCCACACCCACACTGTTGACATCTACGGTTCCGCTGCCGAGCGTGAGCGTAAAATAAAGTGGTATGAGGCAGAAGCGGTTTGTCCCGATTGTTATAAAGCCCAGAAAGATGCCGAAGCCGCCGAAGGGTGCAGCGAAGTTGAGATGAGCTACAGCGAGTATAAAACCAATTATGCGAGCTGCAAAACCAAGCTTAATAGCTACAACAAGGAGACCAAAACCATCGTGGTATATGTACCGCAGACCGAAGATGAGGCTATTGAGGCCGCTAAAAAGGCATATATCACCTGGGCGAATACTCCGGCCGACATGATCCTTGCGAACCGGGCAGAGTATATAGCCATACATCACAAATATGTGGCCGCGTGGAATCACGCAACGCGGGATTTCAGCCGCGAGGCGGGGGGCAAACTGGCGAATTGGGAAACAGAGTATAACCATAATCACGGCTTAGCTTTTGAAATATAGCAAAGGAGGATATGAAAATGGTACATTTTGAAACGTATGACGAGGCGGTGAAAAATTGCCGCGGTGATGAGGTTGTAGTTGAAGTTGACGGCGGCTGGGCCGTTATGTCCGTAACTGATTATCGCGTCTGGGTCATGCAGGATTAACGGAGGTGAGCACATGACAGACAACACGGTTAAGGCCCTGGGACGAGCGTATGGTATAATGGCAGCGCAGCTCCCCGACATCATCGGGGCGCGCTGCCGGGTGCAGATAGCTAACATGTGGCCCATCCGTGGGCTGGGTGAGGGCTTGCGGTATATGATTATTAACCGCAAGCTCACCCCGGAGGTCGATAGAGCTATTCGGGACGCGTTGCAAGGCGCAGAGGACATAACCGAGGACGTCCACGCGCTGCCGCTCAGCCAGCAAGGCATGTGGGAGCTTGCCTATATGCAGGGCCGGTGCGCTCCCGTGCTCAGCGACGGCGAGTATTTGCGGGATCAGCTCAAGGCCCGTGGCCTGACGTTGGAGCAGGCCGCCGAGGCCTGTGAGGTGAGCAAGGCCGCAGTGCATTCGTGGTGTGCCGGAGTCAAACCGATCCCCCACGCGCGGCAGGAGCTGCTCGCGGCAAAGTTTGGGATAATGATATAAGAGGGCTGATATCAGCCCTCTTATACGGTATTCTCTTTACGCTGCTATTCTGCCTATCAGCCTGTCTACCCCCTGTCTCTCAAGGGTCTTCGCCCAATCAATCGAGACGTGCATTTGCTGCGCTATCCGCTCCCAATATCCCCCTTTTGCCACTCCGTATTTAACGTACCGCAGTCTTATTGCCTCATATTCCAGCGGTGGCAAACACATCACTTCAAATTCTATCATTCCCACCCAATGATCGAGATTTTGTAATTCGTCTTCCAGCCGTTTTTTCTTCTTTCGCAGTCTTTTTAATTCCCGCGAAGCTTTTATCACCGTGGCCGGAGTGCTGTCCGGCAGCTCGGTACCGTGCGGCAGGCCCGTAATCTGCTGCGGGTGAAGATCGTATTGCGCTTCGATCTCCTCGTCAACGCTAATTAACAACCGCTCTTTTTCCGTCCTCGTGCGCTCTGCATTACCCCAATACATCAGCAGTCGCCGCACGGCTGCCCGCTCATCTCGCCTTTCCCGCGTTGCTTTTTTCGGATTCAATTTCCCGCCTCCTTTTTGGATTAAAAACCGTCGTTTTTGATGTAATTTTGCAAATATTTTCGGTGACCAATTTGCCGCCGCCGTTTATTTGTAGTTTTGTTGTTTTTGGGCGCCCCATTGCCGCTCATTTTCAAAGCTTCTCAAAAATCGAAAAATTTTTCTTCCGATGGGCCGCCCCGGTACCACGGAGGGTTGATTTAGCTTTTTGATGCCCCCCTCCCCTCTATTTCGGTCTGTTTTCTCCGGCACAGGTTCGCCGTGTTCCCCACCGGCGGAGTTGCCCCCGAACTCTCCAACGCTTTTCTCTATCATTCATTTCAACACTTCTTTCCGTGCTTATAGGGCCTGCCCTTGTTGTAGAGCATTTTTTCTCGCACAACGCCGTCCACATCCAGTCCCTCATGCCCGAACCAGTCCAGTATGCGGATAAGGCAGTCCGCCATTTCGACGGCTATGCCCTCGGGCTTGCCGCCCACGCCGAGGTAAATCATGTCGCGGCCGGCGCGGTACTCCTCTACCGCCTCCGACAGCTCGCTATGGCACAGGGCAACGATTTCCAGCAGATTCCGTTTCTCGTCCCACCAGCCATGAGAAACGGCGTTTTCGTGTATCTCTTTTGCCAGCTTGTACAGCGGCTCCTCGTTGTTGTGGATCGTTATCATTTTTCGCCCTCCCATATCAGCGGTTTTCCCTCTGCGTCTACCATTACGCACACGCCGCCTTGGTTTGTGCTCAGGTATTGTAT